CGACTTCAGCACTTCCGCCTGATAGTCTGCTGGTGCAGTAGGTTCAGCAACCCCGGCCTAACCGCCGGGGTTTTTTATTTCTACTCCGCTACACTATTCTCATACTTCAAGCACTGGTATGCCCGTTCCTGTACGCGCAATCGACCGCCTCCGCAAGGCCGCCAATCTGGAGCCGGTCAAAAAAGTAGTAGAGCTGTCTGATGGCAGCACATTTGAGATGTGGGTGGCACCGCTGACGATGGCCGAGCGCGAACGCGCCCAAAAGCAGGCCAAGTCTGACGACGCCAACGCTTTTGCACTACAACTGCTGATCGCCAAAGCGCTCGACGAGTCTGGTGCCAAGCTGTTTAGCGTCGGCGAAGTGGATGTACTAAAAAATGAGGTCAAGGACAAAGACCTTCAAGCTTTGATGCTGGCGATCCTGACCGACGACGCCGAGCCCATCGACCCAAAATCCTGAGCGCCGAACTCCGCAAGGACAACTGGCTCATGCTCCAATTTGGCGTTGCCAAGGAGCTGGGCCTAACCCTTACCGAAGTTCGCACCACAATGACCGCCGAAGAGTTACTCGGCTGGAGCGCATACTTCCAGATCCTGAACGAGGATCAGCAGAAGGAGCTTGAAAAAGCCAAACGCCGCCGCTAACCCGGCGGCTTTTTTACGCCGTAGACTGGTTTTACGCTAAGGCAATGGTGCGGTGGCCGATTACGACGCCAAAATCAGAGTAAGTGCCGACACAAGACAGGCTGAATCGGAGCTATCAAAACTTCAGAAGCGAATTAGCCAGCTTGGTGATGCTGCTTTTAAGTTAGACGCACGCAATTTTCAAAAAAGTGTCCGTGATATTGGGACTGCTGTTCAAGGTATAGGGCAAAGGGGAGCATTAGGGGCATTAACACTTGCCGCAGGTAAAGCCACAACAGCTTTAGGGGGCCTTGGAGCCAAATTCGGAATAATCGGTGCGGCAGCAGCTAGCGCTGGCGCGACTGTAAATAGCGCCCTTGGAGGTGTACCGAGTGTAATTACAGATATCCTTAATCACATTGGACAAGTACCCAATGCTTTTGGTATTGCGGCAGTTGCCGCAATGGCCTTTGCTCCTCAAATACTAAAGGCGTCCAGCGCAGCTACAGGTCTTGCAGCTGCAGTAGATAAAGCTGTAGGCGCACAGACCACGCAGAAGATTGCACAAGCAGTCGATAGTATTGGACAACTAAACGTTGAATTAAACGCCACTGCTTCTGCATTCCAAGATCTTGTTTCTGGTAGCACACTTAATCAGCTAAACAATCAACTTAAAGATGCCGTAAAGCAAAGCGGTGAATTCCACTCTTCTACCGCCGAAGCAGTAACGGCTGCCGAGCAGCTAGTAACAGTTCAAAAACAGCAACGTAAAGAACAGAAAGCAATTAACGATCTAATTCGTCAAGCACAAGGTCTGCAACCACAGGATGTACGAGATGCCGAGCTCAATAGACGCGTTGCTCTACTTAAATCACGAGAAATACAACAACAAAAAGACCTAAAATTACAGAATCAAATTAACGCTGAACTAGCTGAATATGAACGTCTTGCCGAGCAAGTTGCCTCTCAAACGAGACAGTGGGCGACCAATTTAGAACGGGTCGCACGTTCTAGTAAGGCCGGTGTTTTTGGTACGCAATCTCAACTGCGTACACGCCTACAAGAGTTCCAGGAAAACCGTCGTAGTGCCGAGCTAGCCCGTCAACGCAGCGCCGAACTGATGGCACGCGAACGTGCTATGGCTGGAGGCCAATACTCACTGGCACAGGTACCAGCGCGCGGCGAGCTATTTCCCGGCGGCCGAACGGAAACGGCTGCCGAGCAATACCGCTCAATGCTTAATGCACAAGCAAGAATTAGAGCCGCTGCTGCGGATGCAGTAGCTAAATCTGAACGCACTGTACTTGGTCTACAAGCTCAAACACTTAGAACAGAACAGCAAATAACGGCAGCTAAACGTCAACAACAATCTGTAGACGAGCGCAGCATTCAAATTTTGCGCGAGCAAAACAAACTTTTGATGGAGCAATATCGCGCAGAACAGCGCGTTGCTTCCGGTACGCTGGACCCAGCATCCCTTCGCGCTGACAGACAGCGCCGTGTTGAACAAGGACGTGCCGCGCAGAAACGTCGCCGCGAGATGACAGAAAATGTCATTATTGGTGGCGCTTTTCCGATGTTGTTTGGTGGCGGCCCCGGAGCCGTCTTGGGAGGGGCGGCCGGCGGTCTCATCCCAGGCAACCCCATGTTGTCTGTGGCCACCAGTGCTGTTGGTGCGTTAATTGACTCTTTTATCACTTCCGTACAGGAAGCCGGCAGTGCTATTCGTGATCCAATCACAAACTTCCAAAAACTTGCTGATGCCGGTTTAATCGCCAGCCGCAGTCAAAAACAGTACATTGAACGTCTAATTGAAGCTGGCCGCGTTACTGAAGCCGCCGCAGCTATCCAAGCGGAGCTGGTGCAAAAAATAGGCGCACAAGGTATTAAAGACTTACAAAATGCCGGAGCTGCTAGTGACTCATTCAATCAAAAATTAGCTGAATTAAACTTGCAAATGCAGGCAGCCGTAGCTGGACCGCTTACCGATCTACTTACATGGTTGAACAACTTCTTAGCCGGAGTAACAGCGTATAACAGGCAACAAGCAGCGCAAACAGATTTCCTTACTGCACTACGGCAGGCAAACCCGCAGGCTTACCAGCAGTATTTTAAGGAGTCCATACAGCTTCGCGAGGCAAACCGCGGCGTTGTAGATCCACAAGCTATACAGCGTCTACAGCAGCGGTATGTGCAACAGTTCAATCTTCAACCTGGAGCGGTAAGTTTTTCTGTAGACAAAACCCCAGAATTACAAGCAAAAGGACAAACACAGGAACTAGCCGCACAAGTACAACTTGAAGCCCAAAAATTAAGTCTTATCGGCATGTCAGCTGAGAAAGACGCGCAAGCATACGCGGTTATAGCTAAACGCATCGCACAGCAAGAATACGAAAATAAGCTGCTCGAAATTAAAAACAGCTGGATCGGAAAAGCTTTTGACGCTGAACGCAATTTACTACTTATTCGCCAAGCTAATTTGCAATTTGCGGGCAAACTTAAAGAGATCGAGGTTGAACTCAGTCGGGCTAGCGCAAAAGCCGCTGAAGATGCCGAACGTCAGTACATAACTAGATTGCAAGCAGAGGCTGCTCTCTACAAACAAGCAGAACAAAATTTGCTGTTCCAAGTAAAAATAGGGCAGTACGTAGACGACCAACGCGGAGGGGCAGAAGCACTGCTTAAGAACTACGATGCCATTTATAAGCAGAGACTTGCCGCGTTTGATACTGAACGAGAGATAGCGTTAATTGAAGCTGCTAGAAACGGCACAACACAAGAAACAGTACAACTTTATACCTATAAACTACAACTACTTAATGCGGAAGCTGGCCTAGAGCAAGCTATATCTCAGCTGGTACTTGACCGACTAGAACTAGAGAAAAAAGTAAACCTAGAGCGCTCTCGCGTAGATGCTGCTCAACCCTTTGTTGAGTTGCGTCGTGAACAAGAGCTACAGCTAACGGCTAGTCAGTCTTATCTTCGCTTAGTAATGGAGGGAATCTTACCTGCCGAAGCCGAGCGCATTGTCAACTTTGAGCGCTTAGTTGCACAGCAACTACAGTACAACGCAGATCAAATTAAGGCTGTTGAAGCTCAAATTGTATTGACAGAAGCGACTATTACAGAGGCGCAGGCACGTGGTGCGGCAGTAGACAAACTTAAGGAACAATTAGACGTACTTAAAGAACAACGTGCAGTAATAGAAGGACAGGCTGCACAAGGTCCCGGTGAAGGTCCTACCGATGCACAACGTGCCGCTGACGCACTGGCTCAAGTACGCGGAGAGCTTAACCAACTTGCGGATCCAATCAATGCAGCTGTAACAGGCGCTAATGCAATCGGCAGTGCGTTTAGTCAGGCGTTCCAAGGAATCGCCACTGGCACAATGACTGCGCAGGAAGCGTTGTCCAGTTTCTTCAAGAGCATCGGCGAGGCCTTTGTCTCAATGGCCGCGGAAATTATTGCCAAGCAACTGGTGATGATCACGCTCCAAACAATACTTAAAGCCCTTGGGTTTGCCGGTGGCGGTGGCGGTGGCGGTGGCGGCGATCCTCTAAATGGCGTCGGAGGCGCGGATTGGGCTAAATACATTAAGCCTGCCGCAGACGGCGCTTATTGGCCTGGGGGTTTCAAAGCTTTTGCTGACGGCGGCTTGGTAACTAAACCAACCATGGGACTAATCGGCGAAGGCGGCGAACCGGAGTACGTCATCCCGCAGTCCAAAATGTCCGCCGCAATGTCTCGCTATTCGCGTGGCGCCCGTGGCGAATCCGTCATTCCAAGCAGCGGCACAAGTACAGAATCCGCAGGCGGCACCGCAATCGCAACCGCCCCAATCGACGTGCGTTACACCGTCGAACGCATCAACAGCGTCGATTACGTCACCGCCGATCAGTTCCAGGCTGGTATGCGGCAAGCGGCTGCCCAAGGCGCTAAACAGGGTGAGCAGCGCGCGCTTAGCACCCTCAGGCAAAATACAAACGTGCGCCGTAGCGTCGGAATCTGATGAGCGACACCCTTGCTTTTGGCCAGTATCTGACGCTGCGCACACCTACCCAACAGGGCGGCTACCAGTTTCAAAATTACTGGGTCAACGAAGATGCGCCATTTGCCAACGTCGATACCGGCGAAACCATAACGTTTGGATATATGCCGTTTGCGTTTAGCGGTTCCACGCTGACCAAAAGTGGCGACAACCAACCGGCAACACTGGCGTTCCCAAACAATGACCTCAGTCGGGGATGGGCTGCCACTGCAATCCAAGATCGCTGGATCGCCAACGTTCGCATCTTGCTGCTGAACCCTGACGACAAAAACGATTACACGCTGATTAGCCGTTACGTCGGGCAGATTGTTTCCGGCGGCTGGGATGGCACCGCATTGAAGCTGAATATGGCATCAGTGTTTGATGCTGTTGGTGCTGACGTGCCGCGTAAAAAGCTGACGCAACAGCTTGTGGGTCATCTGCCTTTGACTAGCAACGTGCGCGTGCAGTGATTGACCTGATCGGGCGCCCGTATCGCTTTGGTGCTGATGGTA